GGTCAGTGGTTCATGCGCTTCATGACCGAGGCCAAGGTGCTGCCCGCCAGCGTGCTCAACCGCCGCGTGGAAGAAAAGGCCGATGCCATTGAGAAGAGCGAAGGCCGCAGGCCAGGCAAGAAGGAAAAGAAGGACCTCAAGGACGAGGCCAAGCTGGACCTGCTGCCCATGGCCTTCACCAAGCAGGGCGCCATGTGGGTCTGGCTGGACCCGCAGGCCCGCACCCTGGTGCTGGACACCGGCAGCCAGGCGCGCGCCGATGAGGTGGTCAGCATGCTGGTCGAAGGACTCACCGGCTTTGCGTTGGCCCTGCTGGACACGCAGACCAGCGCCCAGGCCGCCATGGCGCACTGGCTGACCACGCAAGAGCCGCCCGCAGGCTTCTCCATCGACCGCGAGTGCGAGCTCAAGGCAGCGGACGAATCCAAGGCTGTGGTGCGCTACGGCCGGCACCCGCTGGACATCGCAGAGGTCCGCCAGCACATCGAGCACGGCAAGATGCCCACGCGCCTGGCGCTGACCTGGGATGGCCGCGTGAACTTCGTGCTGACCGAGCAGCTGCAGGTACGCAAGATCACTCTGCTGGATGCAGTGACCGAGGGCCAGTCCCAGGACGATGGCGGCTTTGATGCCGATGTGGCGATCACGACGGGCGAGCTGTCCCGGCTGATCCCCGACCTGGTCGAAGCGCTGGACGGCGAGGGGCGTACCGGGTTGGGTTTGGGCCTGCCGGCATCGCTGCAAAAAGCCGGTGCGATGACAGGGCCGGGGCAGGCACCTGCGGACGCCGATCCCGATAGCGCTCCGTTTTAGGCCTGCGAGGGCCGCAGAGGCCTTCCAAATCGTTCCAAAACAAAAATCGAGGGGGATGCCGCTGTCAGGGCGCTCCCCCGCTCAGATCGCCGGAAATTTCAACATGCCATCCGATGCCGAAAAACACTGCCCGCTGTGCGATGAGAGCTGGCCGGCAGATACGGAGTTCTTCTACCCGGATATCGCCAAGAAAGATGGGTTGTGCTTTTGCTGCAGGGCTTGCTACAAGGAGCGCTACCGCCCGACCGGCTCCCGCCGCAAGCTGCCGCAGCAGCAGACCGAAGCTCTTTCCCCCAAAACACTCGACCAGGTCTGGAGCCCGCAATGAATGCAAACCACATCGCCGCCATCCATACGCTCAAGGCCAAGCTGCAGCTGACCGAGGAAGATTATCGGGCGCTGCTGTGCAACCTCACGGGCAAGACCAGTTCCAAGGCGATGTCCGAGTCCCAGCAGCACCAGGTGCGCGAGCACATGCAGAACCTGGCCGTGCGCATGGGCGTGGCCACCGCCACTCGCCGCCGCCCGATGTCCGGCCAGCAGTTCGACCAGGCCAAGCGCCAGGCGAGCCCGCGTGAGCGCAAGGTCTGGGCGCTGTGGATGCAGCTGCACCGAGATGGCGTTGTCAAGGACACGCGGCGCAAAGCGCTGGATGCGTGGGTGGAGCGTCAGGTCGGCGTGTCGTCGCTGCGCTTTTGCGCGGCTGCCCAGCTGGACACGCTGATCGAGGCCCTCAAGGCTTGGCAGGAGCGCGGCCATGGCCATGGATAAGCGCAAGCGCCTGTCTGCGGCCGAGGCGGCAGTGCTTGACCAGCAGTTGCCTGTGGGCCTGACCGAGGACATGCAAGACGTCGCGTTTTGCCTGTTCGAGGCCATGGCCACCACGGACCGCCGTGCTGGCAGCCAGTCGCCCGAAGGGCCATGGTTGGACGTGCTGCATAGCATGGCCCGGGTCGCTGTCATACAGTTGCAGCATCTCGCGCAGGAAAAGGGCGGTCGCAGTGTCTACTTGTCCAAGTGCGCGGTGTTCCAGCTCAGTGCCCGCGACCGAGAGATTTGCGCCAAGTTCCGTGGGGACTATGTGACGCTGGCTGATGAATACGGCCTGACCGTGATGCGCGTGCGCCAGATCGTGGACGATTGGCAGCGTGAGTGGTTTCTGACCCGCCAGGGTCGCCTGCCAGGCATCCCTGACTGAGCTGCTGCCCGCGCACCGCCGCCGGGCCTGAAATTCCTAAAACGTTTTACTTCATGCGCCAGGCCGCCGCGCGACAGTGCGGCCCATGCCTTCCCCCACAGCCCGCACCACCGCCCCCGCACGAGCATCCTCCTCTGCGACGGCATCCGCCATAGCGGTCGCCGCCTGCACCTTCTCTGTGCCGGCCGCCGATGCCAGCGGGCTCACCCTCATTCAATTCACTCCGGCCGGGGAGTTCCAGCCTGGTGACGGGCGCAAGCTGGACGTGCCTGCCTGGCGCATCGACGCAGCAAGTGCCGATGCAGTCATCGCCCGGCACGCCGCTCTGACACAGCCGGTGGTCATCGACTACGAGCACCAGACCCTCAACAAGGAAAAGAACGGCCAGCCCGCGCCTGCCGCCGCATGGGTGCGCGAGCTGCGCTGGGTCGAGGACGAAGGGCTGTTCGGCGTGGTCGAGCTGACGGCCAAGGCCCGCGCTGCCATCGACGCCAAGGAGTACCTCTACTTCTCTCCGGTCTTCGAGTACGACAAGACCAACGGCACGGTGCTGGCCATCCACATGGGGGCACTGACCAACACCCCTGGCATCCACGGGATGCAACCACTTTCCCTGCTCGCCGCTGCGACCGCGGCCTTTCTCCCCGCCACCTCTGCCCACACTCCCCAGGAGCATTCCGTGAACCCTTTGCTCAAAGCACTGCTGGCCGTCCTTGGCCTGCCCGAGACCACCGATGAGAACGGCGCCATCGCCGCGCTGACCGCCCTCGGCCCCATCAAGCCGCTGCAGGAGCGCGCTGTCGCCGCCTGTACCGCGCTGAACCTGCCGGCCGATGCAACGGCCCAGGCTGTGACCGCTGCCTGCACCAGCCTGCGCACGGCCAACCCGGCCGAGCCCGATCCTTCCAAGTACGTGCCCGTGGGTGTGGTCGATGAGATGCGCACCCAGCTGGCCGCGCTGACCGCCCAGGGCCTGGACCGCCAGATCGACGACCTGGTCAAGCCGGCCCTGGCCGATGGACGTCTGTTCCCTGCCCAGGAGCAGTGGGCGCGCAACCTGGGCAAGACCAACGTCGCGGCCCTCACCAGCTACCTGGAGACCGCCCAGCCCATCGCAGCCCTGACCTCGACGCAGACCAAGGGCCTTCCGCCCAGCGGACTGGCCAAGGGTGATGCACAGCTGTCGGCTGACGAGATGGCGGTCTGCACGGCTATGGGCATGAGCCCCGAGCAGTACAAGGCCGGCGCCCCCAGCGCGGCCTGACGCGTCCTCCTCCACTTCCCATCGCAAGAGAGCACCCATGACCGCACTCACGCAAGACCGCAACACGCTCAGCCGCAACGGCGACCAGGCCGAACCGCCCGTGGCCGCCAACGCCCGGATTTTTGCTGGCGCGCTCGTTGCCATCAACGCCGCAGGCCTGGCCGTACCTGGTAGCACCGCCCTGGGCCTGAAAGGCGCTGGCGTGGCAGAGCGCCGCGCCGACAACACAGGCGGCACTGCCGGCGCCATCCGCGTGCGCCTGTCTCGCCGACCGGCCCAGTTCGCCAACTCGGCGGCTGCCGATGCCATCACGCTGGCCGACCTCGGCGCCGACTGCTTCATCGTCGACGACCAGACCGTAGCCAAGACCGATGGCAGCGGTACGCGCAGTCGCGCCGGCCGTGTGTACGACGTTGATGCCGATGGCGTCTGGGTCGACTTCCGCTGATTCGCCCCTCCAGGAGCTATCTCAAAATGATCGTCAATCACACCAATCTCGCCATCCTGAACCAGGCCTTCAGCGGCGCTTTCAAGGGCGGCCTCGCCTCGGCCGCACCCATGTGGAGCCAGCTGGCCACCCTGGTACCCAGCACGACCGCCGAGCAAAAGTACGGCTGGCTGGGCAAGATCACCCGGTTCCGCGAGTGGATCGGCGAGCGCCAGTACCAGAACCTGGTGGTGCACGACTACGCCATCAAGAACAAGACGTTCGAGAACACCGTCACGGTCAACCGCGACGAGATCGACGATGACCAGTTTGGCGTCTACACCCCGGTCATCCAGCAGTTGGGCCAGGACGCAGCGCAGCACCCCGATGAAATGGTGTTCGGCCTGCTCAATGCCGGCTTCACCACGCCGTGCTTTGACGGCCAGTACTTCTTCGACACCGACCATCCGGTGGGTGCCCCTGGCCGCCAAAAGAGCGTCAGCAACTTCCAAGGTGGCTCGGGCACGCCCTGGTTCCTGCTGGACACCAGCAAGGTGCTCAAGCCGCTGATCTACCAAAAGCGCCGGGACTACACCTTCACGCCCAAGACCAGCTTGACGGACGACAACGTCTTCAACCGCAACGAGTTCGTGTGGGGCGCGGACGGTCGTGGCAATGCAGGTTTTGGCCTGTGGCAAATGGCTTTTGCCAGCCGCGAGGACCTCACGATCGACTCGTTCTCCGATGCCCAGGCTCAGCACGAGAGCTTTGTGGGCGACGACGGCAAGCCGCTGGTGATCCGCAGCACCGAACTGTGGGTGCCTCCGCACCTGGCACGCAAGGCCCGCGAAATCGTCGTGGCTGAGCGCCTGGCCAATGGCGCCTCCAACGTTATGGCAGGCACCGCCAAGGTCGTCTCCTGCCCTTGGCTGGTCAAGTAACCCTCAACGCAAGGACCACAAGATATGGCAACCCAAACCAAGGCCGGCAAGGCCAATACAGATCAACCGGCGCAAGACGGCTCCACTGCGGTTGCGGGCAACAAAGGCGTGGAGCTGGCCCACACCAGCCAGGCCTCGGGCGAAGCTGCCGGAGCCTCGCAAAGCTCTACGGCGCAGCCCAGCCTGGGCGAGATCCTGGTCCCCGGCCTGCAGCGCTCCGTGGGCACGGAGGATCAATCCAGTGCTGGCTCTGTCCAGGTTCTGCGTGTCATCGCCAAGCGGGACGGCTTCCGTCGCGCCGGTCGTGAATGGCACGGCACCACCGACGTGCTGCTGACGGACCTGAGCCCGGCGCAGTTCGAGCAGCTGCAGGACGAGCCCATGCTCGCCACCATGCTGCTGGAGATGCCCCACGAACAGGCCTACGACTTGGTGGACCTCTGACCATGGGCTACATCACAACCGCCGAGCTGGCCGAGCGCCCCGGTGCCCAGGAGATCGCCCAGGTGGCATCCCTGCAGCACCAAATGGTGCGCGACTATGCGCTCATGGATGCCACGCTGCGCGGTGCCGACCGCAGCAGCTGGACGCCCGAGGACATCCAGCTGGCGGATGTGGCCCTGGCGCGCGTGCATGACGCCGTCGCCGAAGCTGGCGCGCTGATTGACGGCTACCTGGTGCAGCGGGGCTATGTCCTGCCGCTGCAGCTGCCGTCGACCAGCACCGGCAAGAGCGTGCTCGCCTCCTGGGCGCGTGCCATCACCCGGTACCTGCTCAACAAGGACCGGGTGCAGGACGCGACCAAGGACCCGATTGCCCGGGACTACCAGGACGCGCTGCGCATGCTGGGCCTGCTGGTGCAAGGCAAGTTCAGCCTGGGCGCGGGCGACCCTGAGGCAACCGGCCAGACGAGCAGCACCGACGTGCGCTTTGCGGGCGACGCGCCGGTCTTTGGCCGGCGTGAGCTGCGCTCTTTCAGGTAGGCGCCATGGACGTCATGCCCGTCATCCATCGGCTGCGCGATCGCCTGGCCGACCTGAAGCTGCGCGAAATCGAGCCAGCCGCAGGCCTCAATGCCGCGATGAACGGCAACCGGGCAGCGCCCGCCGTCTACGTCATCCCGCTGTCCGAGCGCGGTGTCCACCAACCCCATACGGGCGATGTCGACCAGCTGGAGCACCGCCTGGTGGCCGTCTTCATGACGGTCGAGGCCATAGACACGCGCGGCGGCAACGGCGCATTGACCTGGAGTCCCTTCGCAAGCGCGTCAAGAAGGCGCTTATCGGCTGGGCGCCCGAGCAGGAGACAGGCGACCCGATGCTGTTTCACAGCGGCGACCTGGTCGACTTTCCCGGCGACGGCCGGATCTGGTGGGCCGACGAATACGGATTCACCGGCTATTTCAGGAGCGAACAGTGAGCAAGACCCATGAAAAGAACACGGCCTCTGCGGCGCCCGGCGCTGCCACCGGAACCAGCGACCTGGCCGTGGTTCAGCCCGCGCCGGCCGCCGCGTCCACATCCACGCAGGCGGCGGCCACGCCAGGCAGCGATCCGTTCCACGGACGAGGCGGCCTCTACACCGTCGTCAACGGCCGCCGCGAGCGCGTCAGCGGCACAGCGCCGACTCCATCCGCAGCCAACAAGGAATCCGCATGAGCACCCCGAAATTCATCAAGAAAATGGCCATCCTGGTCGCCATCGAGGCGACCGTGGGCACCATCGTCGTGCCGGTGGCCGCCAACGCCATTGAAGTCAGCGATGTGACTCTCACCCCCATCGAGGGTGACGAGGTAGACCAGGGCGTGATCCGCCCATACTTCGGCGCGTCCGAAACCGCCTTGGTCACGCTGTACCGCAAGGTTGCCTTCAGCGTGGGCTTTGCCGGCGTCGGCACTGCGGGCGACGAACCCGGATGGGCCGTCCTGATGCGTGCCTGCGCGGCGAGCGTGACGAACACGCCCGCCACCGAAACCGTGTTCGCTCCGGTCACCGATGGCATCGAGAGCGTTTCGATCTTCGCCACCGTCGACGGGCAGGTCTACAAGATGGCCGGTGCGCGGGGCAACGTCAAAGCCCAGGTGGACGCCAAGCAGATTCCGAAGTGGCAGTACGAGTTCACGGGCGCATTCCTACCCGTGGAAGAAGTCGGCGCGATGCCCGCCGTCAACTACAGCAAGTTCCAGCGGCCGATGGGCGTGAACAAGCTGAACTCGACGCTGTCGCTGGACGGCTACCAGGCAGCGGCCAGCGCCTTTGCCTTCGACTTCGGCAATACCGTCGTCAAGCAGGACTTGATGAACGTTGACGCCACCGAGATCACGGGCCGCGCATCGACTGCCAGCGTCACTTTCCGCAACACCAGCGTGGCCACCAAGAACTGGATCGAGATGGCGCGTGTGTCCGCCAAGGTGCCGCTGCTGCTCAAGCACGGCCAGGCCGCCACCAACACCGTCTCCGTCGCCGCGCCGCTGGCCCAGGTCGGCAAGCCCACGTTCAGCGACCAGGACGGCATCCAGATGATCACTGTGCCGCTGCGCCTGATCCCTTCCGATGCAGGTAACGACGAATGGTCCATCACCGTCTGAGCCGCTGGCTCGCCCCGCTTTTCTCCGCTGTTCTCCATCCAAGAAAGAAACCTTCCATGGCAGTCATCCTCGCTTCCTGCGCCTTCTGGGCACCCGTCAAGTTCATCGTTCCCGGCGACGACGGCAAACCGGAAATCATCAACTTCCGTGCCCGCTACAAGCGCCTGACACGCCCCGAGCGCAGGGAGCTGGAACGGCGCGTTGCAGCCAACTCGCTGACCCCCGAGGTGCGCAAAGGCGCCCGCGACCGCCTGGATAACCCGGAGCACAAGTACACGGCCAAAGACCGCAAGGAGATCGAGCTGCGCCTGCAGGCCGAGCCCATCGACGACGAAGAGTTTCTCAAGGAAGTCCTGGTGGACTGGGATCTCTCGGACAAGAAGGGCGACAAGGTGATCTTCTCGCCAGCCACGCTGGCCGAGCTGTCCGATGCCTGGGATGGCTTCGAGGCGGCGCTGGTCGGTGCGTTCTACGAAGGCAGGGCCAACGCCACCTCCAAGGAGGCCGTCGAAAAAACTCCGCCGAGCCGTCCGCCACCACTTCCTGACGCAGCCGACGGTCGACGACGACGACGAGGGGGAGGACGCCGCGCTGCGTGCCCAGTGGCAGCAGCTCGGCGTCGACCCCGACCAGGCCAGGGCCGCATCCCAGGAGTCGGGCCCAGCTGGCCAGGAAGACCAGGAGGATGACGGCGACATTGAGCTCGAACCCGAACAGTGGGACGCGTGGCGCTGCTACCTGGCCACCTGGAACCAGTGGCGCGTGGTCTCTAACCTGATGGCCTCCTGTTACCAAGGCATCGACCAGGCGAGCCTGCTGGCCGTCATGCAGATGCTGGGCATCAAGCCCAAGCACCGGCCCCGCGTCTTCTGGGATGTCCAGACCCTAGAGGACGAGGGGCGCAAATTGCGCAACCAAAAGCACTGAGACCCTGATCCATGAGCAACAGCAACGAATTCGTCGTGTCAGTGCGGGTGCAAGCCAACGCGCAACAGCACAACGCCGAGTTCGCTGGGGCCGGCTCGGCCGTCCAGGCATTTGCGGCAACGGCACGCAGCGGAACCGACCAGGTCACCGCCAGCATGCAGGCCGTCACAGTCCAGGCCAAGCACCTGGGCGATGCCACAGCGGCAGGCTCCAGCCAGGCGGCCAAGGGCCTGGCGGCCGTGGACAACTCGGCGCAGGCCCTGGGCGGGAGCTTCCAGGCGGTCACCGCCCAGGGGCAGCAAGCCGCCCAGGGCCTGGACCGTCTGACACAGGCCACCACGGCCACGCAAGCTTCCCAGGCCCAGGCCGCCGCTGCCGGCGCCCAGTTCTTGGCCATGCTGCGCGAGCAGATCGCCACAGGGGGCAAGTCCACTGAGGAACTGCTGCGGTACCGGGCCGCCCAAGCCGGTGTGGCTGCGGAGGCCGCACCGCTCATCCTGCAATGGCAGAACCAGCGTGCTGCCCAGCAGGCAGCTGCGGAAGCCGCCCGGGAGGAAACAGCGGCGCAGCGCGCCGCCGCCGCTGAAAAGCAGCAACTGGCGGCCGACCAGGCCCGGTTCCTGGCAGGCCTGCGCGAGCAGGCAGAGATGCAGGGCAAGTCCTCAGTGGAGCTGCTGCGCCACCGTGCAGCACAGTTGGGCGTCTCCGACTCGGCCGCCAAGTACATCCAGTCCATCGAGGAGGCCTCAAAGGCCAATGGGCGCGGCACGATCTCTGCTGGCCAGCATGCTGCAGCGATGCGCATGCTGCCGGCGCAGATCACCGATGTGGTCACCAGCGTGGCCAGCGGCATGCCGATCTGGATGGTGGCCATCCAACAGGGTGGCCAGGTCAAGGACTCGTTTGGAGGCGCTGGCAACGCCCTGCGCGCCATCGTTGGCTCCATCACGCCGGCAGTGGCTGGCTTCGCCACGCTCGCTGCCGGCGCCGGCGCGGTCGCTCTGGCCTACTACCAGGGCAGCTCCGAGGCGGATCGCTATCGTGAAGCCATCGTGATGAGCGGCAGCGCGGCTGGTGTCACCGTCGAGCAGCTCGGGCGCATGGCGCGCGAGGTGGATGCCATTGCTGGCACACAGGCCCGAGCCTCCGAAGGACTGGCCTTGATGGCGCGCAGCGGCAAGATCGCCAGTGACGGCATGGTGGATTTCACCGCCATGGCCATCAAGATGGAAGACGCCACGGGCAAAGCCGTGAGCAAAACCGTCGCCGAGCTCGAGGAACTGGGCAAGAAGCCCGCAGAGGCATCGGCCAAGCTCAACGAGCAGTACAACTACCTCACACCGGCCGTCTACCGCCAGATCGCGGCCCTGGAGAAGCAGGGGCATACCGACGAGGCCGCAGCGCTGGCACAAAAGACCTACAGCCAGGCTATGACCGAGCGTGCCCAGCAGCTCGATAGCGAGCTGGGCTACATCGAGCGCGGCTGGAAGGGCGCGAAGGCGGCAGCGGGCGAAGCCTGGGATGCCTTCCTGAATATCGGCCGCAAGACGACCGTGGCGGACAAGGCGGATGAGCAAATCAAGGCCTTGGAAGAGAAGATCCGCCAGCACCGGGAGCTACTCGCCAGTCGCGGCCAGCAACCAGGGAAGTACACAGCTGACCTGGAAAAGCAGTTGGAGAACGCCAAGGGTCTTTCCCAGCTGTCTCTTTCCGCTGGCAAATCCATTGGTGAAGCCGTCGACCGCGAAAACAAGGCCCGGCAAACGGGCATTGACCTGCAGCGTGACGCATCCCAATACGCCACCAAGGCTGCGAAGATGCAGCGCGAGCTGGCCGAGGCCGAAGGCAAATATGGCGAATACGCCAAGAGCAGTGCCGAAGCCCGCAAGGAATATGAGCAGGTCATCGCGGGCATTCGCGAGAAATACAAGGGCAGCAAGGGCACCGCGGGCGCTATCAGCGTCACCGATACCGACCTGGCCAATATGCGCTCGCAGCTGTTGGCCGCGCAGCAATACCACGAGCAACTGGTCACGCTGGGTGCCGGCGCCAGTGAGCTCAATTCCGCCGAGCGTGAATCTCTGAAGATTTCCGAGCAGCTCAAGCTGGCGACGGACGCCAAGACCATTGCCCGTCTGAAGGAAAAAAAGGAAGTCGCCGACGCCCTGGGCGTGCAGTTGCGCAGCAATGAGGGGCTGGAAAAAGCCAATAAGGCACACCAGCAGCTCAGTGCCACGATGACCAGTGGCACAGAATCCATCCTCCAACGCGCAAAGGACCAGGAGGCCGCCAACTCCGTCATTGGCAAGGGCCGCACGGCCATTGAGGAAATGACGCTGGCCGAGCTGGAGCGCCAGATGGCCGAGGCGCAGGGCAGCGACCGCTTTACGCCTCAGTACATTGCCGACCTGGAGGCCCGCATTGCCGCCCAAAAGCGCTGGGTGGCATCGCTGCAGCAGTCCGACGTCAATGCCATCACACAGCGTGGCCAGGACCTATTGCGCAACGCCCAGGAACTGGCCAAAGCCTACGAAGACGAATTGGCCCTGTCCGGCATGACGGGCCTGGAGCGCGAAAAGATCGTGGCCCAGCGCCAGGTCGAACTGAAGTACGCCAAGGAAATCGCGGCCATCGAGAAATCGACGCTCAGCGATGCGGACAAGCAACTGGCAAAAGACAAGGTCTACCAGGCCCAGCGCATCGAGAGCGCAGCGACCGTGGCGAAGGCCACCCAGAACTACAACGCCCGCACCTCGGAAGAGATCAACCGCTCGCTGACCGACGCCCTGATGCGCGGGTTTGAAAACGGCAAGGGCTTCGCCGAGAACTTCCGGGACACCGTGAAGAACATGTTCAACACGCTGGTGCTGCGCCCGATCATCAGCGCGATCATGATGCCGGTCTCTGGAGGCATCAACAGCGTGGTACAGGGCGGGCTCAATGCAGTGGGCCTGGGAGGCAGTGGCGGAGGCTCTGGCTCAGGTGGTTTTTCAATGCCGGGCCTGCCCAGCTTCGGGGGCAGCAGCTACTTCAGCGCCGGTATGGCGGGCGGCTGGGCCGGCTTTGAGGGCGGGCTCACGATGATGCAGGGGGGCAATGGGCCGCAGGCGGCATGCAGGCCCTGGGTGCGGCTGCGCCGTATATAGGCGCGCTGATCCAGATTGGCCAAGGCAAGTACGGCGCGGGCCTGGGCACAGCGGCCGGCGCCTATATCGGCTCCATCGTGCCAGGCATTGGGACCGCCATCGGGGCAATTATTGGTAGCGTCCTCGGCGGGCTGCTGGACGGTGGCGCACGCGGCGCGAACCACAGTGGCGCGGCCTACAGCACGGCGGGCGTTGGAAACGACAAGGCTGCAGAGCAGCTGTTCGGTCGCGCGGCCGGCGACTGGTACGACGACCTGACCAAGCGCCACAGCTCGGCGCTGGAAAAGCAGCTGAAAACCAGCTTGGACGGCTGGTCCGCGCTTTACGGAAACCTCGGCAAGTGGGCCAAGGGCGGCGTGCGGGACGTCGACCTGGTCGGCGGCTTTGCCGTCAACGGCCGCTACCAGGACGAAGACTCCTACGGCTACGGCAAGATCATCGACAAGGTGACGGGCCAGATCCTCGCCGGGTTTGAGAACCGCAACCTGGGCACTAATCCCGACGAGGCCTACAAGGCGTATATGACGCAGTTTGGGCCACTGCTGGTGTCCGAACTGAAGAAAGCTGATCTGCCCAGCTGGATGCGCACCATGCTGGAGTCCGTGGGCGAGGAGCCCAGCATCGAGACCCTGCAAGCTGCTTTCCAGACCATTGAGCTGATCGGCCGCTCCTTCGAGCAACTCGGCAAAACGATCACGGGCTTCGCCGAGATGACCGACTTGGCATTCGAGTCCCTGATCAAGGCCTCGGGCGGGATCGAGGCGCTCAATGCCAACGCCGGCAGCTTCTACCAGAACTTCTACAGCGAAGACGAGCGCAAGACCGCTGCCAAGAAAGAGCTGGACAAGCAGCTCAAGGATCTGGGCGTCAACATCGATCTGGACGCCGACGACGCACAGGCTCAGTTCCGCAAGGTGGTGGAAGACAAACTCGGGGCTTCCAGCGCAGAGGAGGCGCGCAGCAAGGTACTGAAGGACCAGCTCAGTGCATTCTCCGAATCCGACTTGGCGGATTTCCGCAACGGCAAGACCACGGGTTCTTTCGCTGACTTCGTGAAGACCGTAGCTTCGGGTGAAGGCCACGTCGATCCTGGCATCGCGTCGAGATTGACGGCCGAGATTGATGAGCTGCTCAAAAGCGGTGGCAGCTTGCTGGACTTTTCTGCGGGCATCGACAAGGTCGTGGGCTCCGTGGGCGGCACGGGTAAAAGCTCAGCAGAGACGGCCGCCGAGCTGCTCAAGCTCAATGGCACTTTCAAGGCCGTCACGAAGACCACCGAAGAGGTCACAGCCGCCGCCGAGAAAGAGGCGGCCGCCAAGGCCAAGGCGGCGGAGGAAGCGAAGAAGAAAGAAGAGGACGCACGCAAAGCTGCAATCGATGCTGCGTATGCGAACCTGCAGGCTGCTGTTGAACGTGAGCGTGAGGGCCTGCAGCAGCGTCTGGAGGATGTGCGTGCAGTCCAAGACTCGCTCACAAGCGTGGTCGAGGCGGCAGGCAGCGCTGTACGCGAGCTGCGCGGCAACGTCCAGGTCACTGCTGAGATCCAGGCCCGCCAGGCCATGGCCACCATCGACAGCGCCCTGGCAGCGCTGCGCTCCGGTGCGGCGTTGCCCATGGATAGCGCAGCGCTGACGGAGGCCATGTCGGCTATGCAAGCCAGCATTACCGAGGCCTCGTTTGCCTCGGTACAGGACTACGAGCGCGCGCAGCTGGCCCTGGCGAACAAGTTGGCGGGCATTGAAGATTTGGGCGGCAAGCAGGTCACGGACGCACAGCGCACGGCCGAGGGGATCGAGCGCCAGATTGCGCAGAACGACAAGACACTGGATTTCTGGCGCAAGCAGATTGACGGGACGAGCAAGCTGATTGACGCCACGCTCAGCGTCGAGAGCGCCGTGGGTCGAATAGAGGCGCTTTTTCCAGGCGTCAAGCAGCCTGGCACCGGCACGGGCGGCACGGGCGGCAAGGACGACAGTGGCGCCGTTTGGGGTCCTGGTGGAGGCTCCACCGCGCCAGTTGAGCCTCCGAAATATGTGCGGCCGCGTGCAGACGGCTCTGGTGGCACTTGGTACGAGGGCATCACCGACCAAGACCGCATCAATGAACTGGACAAGTACAGGGACGGCTACCACGCGTTCGACGGAACCGGCGATGCCGAGGGCCTCAACAAATGGATCAAGGACAACAACCTCACTCCCAAAGAGCTTGCCGACTTGTCAGGACTGTACGAACGAGATTGGCGCAACTGGTTCGACACCAACGGCATTCCGGCATTCGCAGAGGGCGGCCAGCACTGGGGCGGCATTCGCCTCGTGGGAGAGCGCGGCCCTGAGCTTGAGTTGACCGGCCCAGCCCGGTACTGGAGCGCTGAGCAGACCCGCTCCATGCTGGGTGGCCAGGGATCGGGCCTGGACCTTTCTCGCCTGGAGTCCTTGTTTTCTCAGTTGCTGCTGGAGAACCGGCTATTGCGTGAACTGTTGGCGCGCGTGGCCGGCGACGGCCAACGGTCACGCGAAGTCCTCGAAGCGGTGGCCCGGGGCCAGCTCGAATTCAGCATGGTAGGACGGATGCAATGAGTTTTCGTGTAATCGAACCCTATCCCATCGGCGATGCGCAGATCGTGTCGCTGAGCGTAGCTGCACTGGACCCTAGCCGTCTTTGGGCCGCACAGCAGAACTGGGCCAAGGATGAGCTGTGCCATCGTGCAGAGACACGGCGCGTCTACAAGCGCATCACGGCCGGCACCGACGCGGCCGGCGCGCTGCCGCCAGAAAGCGCCCCCGATGTCTGGCAGGACACGCGGGCCTGCAACAAGTACGCGGCCTTTGTTTACACCGAGAGCACGGCGACCACCCAGAAGGACGGCCAGCCGCTGCGCATCAAACTGCGTATAGGCAAGCGTGTGGACACGCTGGGCCTGTACGGAATTGTCGGCCGGCGCGCGACCGTGACCGTGCGCCAGGCCGGCGCCGTCGCTTCGGGCCACGTGTCGAGAACATGCTGCGCCGCGAGGTTCACGGCTGGTACGACTGGTACACGGCCCCGTTCCTGCAGCGCGGTGCGGTGGCTTTCGTGAGCTTGCCTCCCCTATCAGGCAGTGAAATCGAGATTGAGATAGCAGCAGCATCTGGCATCGCCAGTGTGGGCTATGTCGTCGCCGGCCGCGCCGAATACCTCGGCGATCTGAGGTGGCGGCCGAACATCACGGGCACCAACTTCAGCCGCATCGAGCGCGAGTTTGACGGTTCCCTGCGCCCGGGTGTGTCGCTGGTCCAGCGCCGGACCGTGCCCGGGTTCTCCGGCTCGTTCCGGGTGCCGGCGAACAACGTCGACCGACTGCGGCGCGTGCGCGACCACCTCAACGCGATTCCTGCGCTGTGGGTCGGCCTGGCGACGTCACCGAACAGTCCCTACTACGAAAGCGTGCTGCTGTTCGGGCCATACCGCCGCCTGGAATACACGCCCGACAACGTGCACAACGCAGAAGCAAGTATTGAGATCGAGGAGCTTTGAGAACATGGCCACCACCCCAACGAACCCCGTCCAACCGACGCCTGCCGTACCGCTGCCGGCGCCGCCGACGCTGAGCGATCCCGACAACTTTGACGAGCGCGGCGATGCATTCGTGCTCGCGCTCTCCCCGATGCAGCAGGCAATCAACGCCCTGGCCGACAACGCATACACGAACGCACTGGTGATCTTCGGCAAAGCCGAGAGCGCTGCCTTGAGCGCCAACATTGCAACCACGCAGGCCGATGCAGCCATGGGCTACCGCAATGCAGCCCAGAATTCGGCGACGGCCGCATCGGGCAGCGCGACTCTTGCTGGCACGCACGCAAGTACGGCCACGGCGGCGCTGGCAGCAATGCAGGTCATGTACCTGGGCGCCAAGGCTGTGACCAGCCACCCCACGACTGACAACATGGGTGCGGCACTGCAAGCCGGCGCCCTGTACACAAACACGGGCACAAATGCGGCGTTGAACAAACGCGGCTGGTGGTGGGATGGCGGCGCCTGGCAGTTGGCCTGGGGTGACATCACGGGTGTCTACATGCCCACCACGGGTGGCGCGTTCTCCGGGCACATTTCGGTGCCCGGTGGCGCGTCCGGCAATCAAGTCCCGCGCTACATCGACGTGGTACCTCGCGGACTTGCCACGTTCGGCAACGGCTCTCCGATGAGCACTCAGCCCACCGGCACGACCTACATCTATGTGGACGGCAATGGCGGCAATCCAGACTGGCCTACCGGCACGACCAATCCTGGCGCCCAAGCCTGGATCGTGACATGCTGGAACTACGGCGACTCGCGCGCTTGCCAAGAGGCCACGTTCTGCTTCAGCGGATTCCCGGACACCGGCTCCAAGTGGCGCCGGTACAAGCACGATGCTGCATGGTCGCCCTGGGCGCGAGAAATCTCTGACCGGGACTTCCGCGAGCTTGTCGTGCGGGCTAGCACTGGTGTCGGACCTGGAGAGGCGAAGCTGTACTTCGTTGACCCCAAGGTCGGGTCTATCCACCATGTCACTGTGCAGTACAACACGCACTTCGCTCAGGCGCTCCGGTCCTACGGGGACCAGGTGACCCTGCGCATGCAGTTCTCAGGAGGGGCCTGGCCGGTCTCGTTCGGTGCCGACATCCGCTTCCCGGTGGGAGTCAGCATGCCTACCTACACAGCCGGTCAGATTGTCACTGTGACCTTCATCTGGACGCGCGCCGGGTACATAGACGCATTCGTCGCAGGAGTGCACACAGCATGAGCGTCCGATGGCTTATGGCATGTGGCCCCAAGACCACGCGCATCAACATTGCTGCGCACGTACGCAGCCCCGACATCCGAGCCCTCGCCGTGGCAGCTGGTTGGGACGGCGCTGGGCAGATCGTGCTCACCATCAATTCAGGCATCGACGTGGCCGCGCTGCGCGTGGAAAACATCCCGCACGATGTGCTGCATATCGTTGTGAACTCTTCAGCTCGTATGGGTGGGCTGATCAATGGGGGGACTGCGCTGTACACGCGCACGCGTATCCAGCTCACGAACGGCGGAACCATGTTCGGTGGCGGCGGGAGTGGCGGCGGCGGTGGGCAGGCCTGGGTCAAGTACCTGTTTGATGACGGCATTTACTGGGCCTCGGTGGCAACGGTGGGCGGGGGGCAGGGTTCAGTGAGAGTGGCGCCGTGACGATGCTTTCCCAGGCCTACGGTGATTCCGGGACCTACTGGCGATATGGAGGTGCTGTCCTGGGCGGTGAGACCGCGCCCTGGGCCGAAGGCGGTACAGGCGGCTCGGGCGGCGCAATCGGGCAACCCGGCAGTGGAGGCAGTTACGCCACTTGGGGTGGTTCCTATCAAGACCACGGCGAGGGCCTGCCATCTAACGGACAGGCTGCCGGTTGCTACGTGGATGGCAACGCTACGTCACATGGCTGGCGACGGGTACGTGCCTTGGCCGCGTCATCTAGGAAGAAATATGTACATTCATATCGACACAAAAGAATATCCGCTGACTGAATTGGATATTCGTGAGCGCCATCCGAACACGATGTTTGGCATGCCCTTTATCCCCACTGAGCACTATGCGCCGGTCGAGCCCTCTGATACGCCCGCGTACGAACCGGACACGCACAAGCCCGAAGAGATGGAGCCGGTGAAGATCAACGGAGTGTGGCGTCAGCAGTGGTCTGTCGTGCCACTGAGCGTTGAGGAGCTGCAGGCCGTGGCCACCGCAAAAGCCAACGCGGAACGGGAGGCGCGGGAGGCTGCGCGCAAGCGCGTCACAAAGCGCCAGGCGCTGCTCGCGTTGTTCGATCTCAAGGGCATCAAGGAGGACGCGATCCTGGCTGCCATCGAAGCGATCTCTGATGAGCACATGCGGTATCGCACGCTCGTGGACTGGCAGGGCGCGTCGACCATCGAGAGCGATAGCTCGACCGTGCAACTGCTTGCTGGCGCACTCAACATCACAGCTGATCTACCGACTCTGTTCGAGTACGCAGAGGTCATCTAGAAAAAAGACGGGCGACCCGGCCAGGTGCTACGAACACCAGGCCGAGCCCCAACCTGCAGACCAAGCCTGCAAGCCGGCAAGGCCCGCCACCCTGTACAGAGTGCGGCCGAGCCTACCAGAGTTTCCATATGGGAAAGAGGCTTGCAATGGAAGAAATACGCTGCGGCGCATGCCGCCGCAAACTCGGCGAGGGAGTCTTCTCTCGCCTGGTGATCAAGTGCCCCAGGTGTGGGGCCATGAATCAGCTGAGCGCCGCGAGCGCCCCATCAGCGCCCCTCAGAGGGCCGTCAGCTGAGATAAATGACAAACCCAATCATTCCCTGGATCGGCGGCAAGCGCCGCCTGGTCGACTTGCTGCTCAAGCGATTTCCCGCCCATAGCTGCTATGTGGAGCTTTTCGCGGGCGGCGCGGCCGTCTACTTCGCGCGTCACCCGGCCGACGTCGAGGTGCTGAACGACGTGAATGGCGACCTGGTCAACCTCTACCGTGTTGTCACGCACCACCTGGAAGAATTCGTCCGGCAGTTCAAATGGGCGCTTACGAGCCGGCAGGTCTTCAAATGGCTCCAGGAGACCCGGCCAGAAACGCTGACGGACGTGCAGCGTGCGGCCAGGTTCTTTTATCTGCAGCAGCACTGCTTTTCGGGGAAGGTCAGTGGACAAAGCTTCGGCACGGCAACCACGGCGCCGTCGATCAATCTGCTCAGGATCGAAGAAACGCTGTCAGCAGCGCATTTGCGCCTGGCTGGCGGCACCTACGTCGAGCAGCTCGACTGGTCCGCCTGCATCGACCGCTACGACCGCCCGCACACTCTGTTCTACGCTGATCCGCCCTACTGGGAGACCGAGGGGTACGGCGTGCCGTTTCCTTGGGAACAGTACGAGCTGATGGCGGCCAAGCTCAAAACGATCAAGGGCAAAGCCGTGGTCAGCATCAATGATCACCCCGCGATCCGAGAGTGCTTCAGGGACTTCGAGATGGAGGCGCTCAAGCTGGACTACACCGTGGGAGGTGGTGCCAATCGGGTTGAGCGAGGGGAGCTCGTTATCTACAGCTGGGATCGGGAGGCAGAGCCCGCTGGACTCTTCTAAAACATGCTGTGCGCTGAACTCCCCAGGTAGGGCAGGTCGATGCGCCATTTGGTCTGTGCGGCTTCTGCTGCATCCCGTACAGCATCTTTAGCCGCCTCGGTCAGATCAGCTTCAGTGTTCAATGACAGTTGCCAGTTGCTCTGTGTGACGCGAGCAGACTCGACAATTTCAATCTCCTCGTAGATCGTCCCGAGCTGCCCCAGCGTACGGTTGTCGTCCTTCAGGAGTGAAATGATCTTGAGCTTCAGTTCGTCTTTCGTCAGTGTTTCAAGCATGGGATGCTCCTTGTGTGAAAGCAACGATGTTGCCGTCACGACAAGCCCAACGGCAGTTTTCTACGCGTGCAATTCTCTTGCACGGTTGGAAACAGCTCCAGCGGTCATTTATCTCAGCTCATGAGGCACATTTATCGCGCCGCGCTTCAACCGGCCGTAGCCGGCTGCGTATTTCTGCCCGCCTGTCCACTGCCTTTTAGCGAGGGCAGGGCAGCGGGCTTTTTCGTCTCCCCTCGCTAAGGAATCTGTCATGGCAAAAATCAAGTCTCTCGTCGGCGCGCCCCCCGAATTCCACCTGCCCGTTGCGCTGAAGGATCTGGACGGCTCGGACGCCGAGGTCATCTTCAAGTGCGTGGGCCGCACGTTGCAAGATTGGCACCCGCTGTCTGTCAAGCGCCTTACCGATGATGGCAATGCAATGGCCGAAGTCGCCGAAGCCTATGCAGCAGAGGCAGAGGCCGAGGCTGAGAAGGTCGAAGCTACCGAGGAAGCCGGTCCGAAACGGAAATCGCGCGCCAAAGCGAAGTCCAAGCCCCACGAGTTCTCTGAAGAGAAGGCTCAGGCCGAAATCAACAAGGGCCTGGCCCGGATGGCAGAGATCGTCCGCGAGGTAGCCGCCGGCTGGGATCTGGACGACGAATTCACCGATGCCAGCATCTCCCGGCTGTGCTCGCGCTTCCCTGGCGTGCACCAGAAGCTCTGGCAGGCCTACGACGCCCGCATCCGGGGCGACCGCCTGGGAAACTGATGGCCGTGGCGCGCGCGATCTACAAGCGCGCGCCGACGGCAGAGCAGCTGGCCGCTTACGGGTTGCGCCTGGAGGACTACGCAGAGGACGAGACCACGGTCGAGGTCTGGCCCGAGAATCTGCCGGCCTATGACCTGTGGGTCGAGGTCGGCGACCAGTGGCGCATGGGGCCGGGCGGCCCGGTGGCCATCGACCTGATGCCCGTCTTCCACGAGCTGGACCGCATGGGCCTGGACAAAGAGGCCTACGACGACATGGTGCTGGCCATCAAGACCATGGCTCGGGTCGCGCTGGATGAGATCCATGGGGAGTGATGGCGCCATTTGCTACGATGCGGTCTCATTCATCCTGGAGGGAGTATGGAGTTTGCATTTCTCACATGGTTCGTGCTCTGCATCTTGGTTGGCTATTGGGCGCATACAAGAGGGCGCTTCGGTCTGGGCTGGGGGATCATTTCCCTGATGCTGTCCCCGCTCATTGGCGGTTTGATAATCGCCATCCTTCCGAAAGCCGGCAAAGCAGCACTCCCGAGAGACGAAGTTGGCAACCCCATCACACCAAATTCCCACGTCCGCTGCCCTGATTGCAGAGAGCTTGTCAGGAGAGACGCCCGCAAGTGCAAGCACTGCGGATCAACCTTGACGCCGCAGTAAGAAGACAAATCTCAAACCGCCTTCGGGCGGTTTTTTCATGCCCGCACGGTTTGCGCCCTGTGGGCTTTTTCGTTGGAGCCGCAAATGGATGAAGCAGCACTTGGCTTGAAGGTTGACGCCACTGGCGTTCAAGCCGCCACGAAGGCTCTGGAGGATTTCGCGGACCAGGGCGCCAAGACCGAGAAGGCGATGGCCGGCGTGAAGGCGCTGCAGCCAAGACCGGCAAGAGCCTGAAGACCTTGGGCGATGGCGCCAGCAAGGGGCTGGACGACATCGGAAAGAGCGCGCCAGCGGCGGCTGAAAGCGTGGGCCGCGTAGCCAAGAGCGCGGAGGACGCCAAGCGTGCGCTGGCCGGCATCAATGCATCGGTGGCCAGCCTTGGTCAGGTCACGACTGCCGCCACGCAGTCCGCGCGCGGCATGGACGGCTTTTCGACCAGCCTGCTGGCCTCGCAAAAAGCCTGATGGAGATGCAGACCCAGGTCCGTGCTGCATCCACCGTCATCGCCCAGATGGGCTCAGTGCTCACAACCGTCGCGCCTGCAGCGCAGGCCGCCGCGCGCGCCCAGGCTGATGCGGCGAAGGGTGCGGCTGACATGACTGCCGCATTCAAGGCGGCAAGCGACCAGTTGAAGGCCTACAGCGTCTCTGCGCAGCAGGCCTCCACAGCGAGCCGCGACGGCGCCGCCGGCGTCAAGGATCTCTCGGAAGCGAGCGACGGGCTTGGGAAAAACATGGGCCTGGCCGTGCGCGGTATCCAGGCGTTCCTGGCGATGCAAATCGTTGGGTGGGCAAAGGACTCCGCAAAGGCTCTGTACGAAGCCAGTGCCTCGGCCGAGCGCCTGCGGATCAGCCTGGACTTTTCGTCTACTCGCGGCAGCGCGGCAGAGATTGCCTACCTGCGCAAGACCACGTTCGACCTCGGCCTGTCGTTCGAAAGCACCGCCAAGGCCTACCAGCAGTTTTCGGCCGCCGCGCGCGGGACCGCACTGGAGGGGGAGAAGGCGCGCGCGATCTTCGAGTCCGTGGCCAAGGCGTCGGCGGTCATGGGTCTGAGTGCGGACAACACTTCTGGCGTCCTGCTCGCATTGCAGCAGATGATCAGCAAGGGATCCGTTCAAAGTGAAGAGCTGAAATCCCAGCTCGGTGAGAGACTTCCTGGCGCGCTGCAAACTGCTGCGCGCGCCATGGGCGTAACCACGGCCGAACTTGGCAAGATGCTGGAGCAGGGCCAGGTCGTGGCCGACGACTTCCTGCCGAAGTTCGCCCGTGAGCTGGAGAACTCGCTTGGAGACGCAGCCGAGAAGGCCGCGAACCGCCTGGATGCTGCCGTCAACAAGTTCGACAACGCATGGCAGCGCCTGAAGCAGAACGTCGGCGACTCCGGCGTCAGCAATGCCATGGCGAGCGGGTTCAACTCTGCATCTGGCGCGCTGGACGCGCTGTCGGTGTCGATGGAGCAGGCGCGCGCTAATGGCAGCGGGTTCTTCGGCCAGGCCGCCGCCGCCATCGGGACCATGTACGACCTGGGCAACAGTGCCGACCGCGTCAAGGTCAACATGTACGACAACGCCAAGGCGATGGCCGAGGCTCAGAAAGAGCTGGACCGACTGCAGAAGCTGGCCGAAACGCCCGGGAGTGGCCGATGGGTGCTCGCCGAGATCGGCAATGTCAACCGCTACATCGCGACCCTCCAAGCCGCAAGGCGTGAGAGGGATGCGCTCGCCAACGGCGGCCTGGCCACGGCCAACACGGAAGGGATGGGCAACAGCCGGACGATCATTAAGCGGCGCGAGGATGAGGCCGCCGCAGAGAAGGCTCTAGCCGATGTCCGGATGCGTGCGGCTGGGATTAATAAGCAGTACTTCGCCGACATGAAAACCTACCAGGACAACCTGGATTTGGGAAAGATCACTAGGGAGGAGTACATCGCCGGCATGTCTGATCTGGCGAAGCGCACCTGGGATTCGAGCGTTGCCGGGAAGGAGGCGGCGAAGCGTGCCAAGCTGGCGCCTCCGGTGCCAATCGCATCGCCAAGGCCGACCTGGCATCCGACCTGGCCGACATCCAGATCCAGTACCGCATGCTGACCACGGCCTCGGGCAACGCCGAGCGCCTGCTGGATGCGCAGCGGGCCGCCGGCTGGTGAGCGAGCGCGAGTACTACGCCCAGAAGCGCAAGTTCGTGGAGGACAATGCCGCGCTGCAGATCCGTGAGCTGGAGGACGAGAACAAGCGCTATGCCCAGCAGGCCGCGACCGGCGCCGACAAGATCAACAACGAGAAGAAGATCGCTCAGAACACGGCAAAGATGGCCGAGATCCGCGCCAAGGCGGACACCGACATCAAGATCTCGACGTTGCAGCAGGAAGAGGCCAACAGGCAGCTGGAGGCCTCGTACAAGGCCCTGGAGCAATCCATGGCCGGCTACCTGAAGACCAGCGCCGACCGCTACCAGCGAGAGCTGCAGGGCATGGGCCTGGGCAACCAGTGGCGCGACCAGAACGCGGCCGCGAACCAGATCAACGACCGCTACGAGAGCCAGCGCAACGACCTGCGCAACAACCGCGAGCGGCTGGAGCTGGAGAAGAAGTGGAACTCGGATCTGGAGGAGCAGTACCAGCGCCGTCTGGAGATCATCAACGATGCGAACCAGAAGGCCCTGGGGCTGGACGCCGACTACTGGCGCCGCCGGCTGCAGATGCAGCAGGACTGGACGGTTGGCGCGTCGGAGGCGCTGACCAACTACCTGGACGAGGCCAACAACACTGCCGCGCTGTCCGAGAGGGCCTTCACGAGGGGCATCTCCGGGATGGAGGACGCGCTGGTGAGCTTCGTCACGACAGGGAGGCTCAGTTTCAAGCAGCTGGCGGACAGCATCATTGCGGACATCGCCCGGATCATCATCAAGCAGCAGCTCGCTGCGGCGATTGGTGGTGGCGGCGGGATGAACTGGCTGGGTGGTTTGGTGGGCGGGCTGTTCGGCACCTCCGGTACGGCGGCCGTGGCCAGCGCGTTGCCCGGCAATTCGCTGGACAACTTCCTGAACCTGAACAACAACTTCGTGGCCAACGCAAAGGGCGGCGTCTACGACAGCCCCAGCCTGAGCATGTACAGCAACCAGGTGCACACGACGCCGAAGGTGTTCGCGTTCGCCAAGGGCGCCGGGATCTTCGCCGAGGCCGGGCCGGAGGCAATCATGCCGCTGGCGCGCGCGGCAGATGGATCGCTGGGGGTTCGGACCATGCAGCCCAAGGGCGATGGGGCGAGCGCTGTGACAAACCTGAATGTGACGGTCCAAGGCCAGCCAGGGATGTCGCGCACGACCGCCATGCAGCAGGGCGCTGCCATTGGCCAGGGCATACAGATGGCACTGAAGAGGAATACGTGATGGTCCAAGTCCTGACCGATGTTGTCATGCCCAGGCGAGTGATTGCTTCGGGTGTGCGTGGCAAGCAGATCCGCAGGAACTTGCGCACGGAGAACCAGGGCGGCTACACCCAGGCCGCCGTGATCTGGCGCAAGACCATGCGGCAGTACGAATTCGGCATGGTGCCCATGCAGCTTGACCAGTGGCAGGCCATCGAAGGCCTCTACGAAGTGACGGATGCAGGCGCCTACGGTTTCCTGCTGGAGGACCCCAAGGACTGCAAATGCACCCCGTCCGATGGCGTGCTGCTCATGGACCAGCCGGGAGGACCGGTCGGGCGCCTGGGCAAGCGCTACACCTCGGCGGGCAGCACGCGCTACCGGGACCGGGTGATCACGCGCCCCAAAGGGCAACCCCTGGTGACACGCAATGGCGTGGCCGTGCCATATGGATCTGGCGCTGGCGAGATTGCGCTGTCCGGACTGGGTGTTATCACCTGGGTCGCTGATGCTGTCTCCGCTGTTTCCGGCAGCTCACCAGGTGCACAAACAGTCATCACGCTGGGGGCGCCCTGGCCGGGATAGGCGCGGGCGGGTACTTGTACCTTTCCGGCATGACCGGCACGGGCGCTGCCCTGCTCAACGACCGCGCCCATCAGGTGGTCAGCGTTGCAGGCGCCGCGTACACGCTCTCTGTCAATACAGCCGGCAAAACGCTGGCCGGAGGGCAGGGCCGCAAGTACCCCCAGCCCGACGACGCGCTGGCCTGGTCCGGCGGCTTCTACGTCCCTGTGCAGTTCCAGTCCGACGAGTTGGACTGGGACATCGTGCGCGGTGGCGACTACGACGGCCGGCTGATGGTCGGCCCCAATGTGATCCTTGTCGAGGTGCGCGAATGAAAGCCAGATCCCCGGAGCTCGCGCTGGCCCAGTCAGCGCAGACTACAACGCTGGCCTGGTGCATGCGCATCACGGCGCGCGACGGCACTGTGTTGGCGCGCAGCAGCGTGGATGTGCGTGTGGTGTTGGATGGCGTGGCCTATGACCCGGTGGATGGGTTCTCACCCTTCGCCATCCAGCAGACTGCTGACCTTGCTGTCCAGAACAGCGAAGTGGTGGGCTTCCTGTTGTCCCAGGGCATCGATGAGGCGGACATCCTCGGCGGCCGCTGGGACGGCGCTGCCGTGCTGCTGTTCGAGGCCGACTACACCAACCCGGCCGCCGGCGGGATGATTCTGCAGAGCGGCACGCTGGGAAATCTGTCCACCGCGCGGTTGACGTACAGCGCGGAATTCCGGGGCCTGGCCCAGGCGCTGCAGCAGACCGTGGGCCGCGTGTACGCCAAGGGCTGCGATGCGACCTTCGGCGATGCGCGCTGCAAGATCGACGCCCAGGCGCTTACGGTCTCTGGCACCGTAACTGCCGTGACCGACCGACGCAGCTTTCTGGATGCCGCGCGCGCCGAGGTGGAGGACTACTTCGGCGCGGGCCTGATCACATGGACGAGCGGGGCCAACGATGGGTATTCGATGGAGGTCTCGTCATTCGCGGTTGGCGGGGCCTTTGTGCTGTCGTTGCCCATGCCCTCCAACATCGCCGTGGGCGACACCTACGAAGCAACCCCGGGCTGCCGCAAGCGATTCGAAGAGGACTGCCGTCTCAAGTACGCCAACTGGGTCAACTTCCGTGGAATGCCCAAGGTGCCCGGCAGCGACCGCATCCTTGGCCTCGGCGGCAAGAGCGGGAGTGGGGCATGAGCATCACAAGAGCCCAAATCGTGGCCGCCGCGCGCGGCTGGATCGGTGTGCGCTGGAAGCATCAGGGCCGCAGCCGGGCCGGCGTGGATTGCATCGGGCTGGCCGTGTGCGTGCGCGCAGAGCTGGGCCTAGACCATCTGGATGCTGCTGGCTATGGCCGCACCGCCGAGGACGAGCGCATGCTGGATTTTTGCAGGCAGCACATGCGCCCCGTGGCAATGGCACAGATCCAGCCCGGCGACGTGCTGGTGATGGCCCAGGCCGACCAGCGTCACATGGCCATCGTGGCCGATTACCCAGGGGGCGGCCTGTCCCTGGTGCATGCCTATGCGGGCGTGAGAAGCGTTGTAGAGATGCGGCTCGATGCCGTGTGGCGCGCCCGCATTCGCGGCGCTTTTGCATTCCCAGAAATCGGAGATTGACCCTATGAGCATGCAGTCTGTGCTGGGCCTGGCGGGGGCAGCCGTAGGCTCGTTCTTCGGCATGCCGCAATTGGGCTTCCTCGCGGGGTCTCTCGTGGGCGGTCTGCTGACCCCTGCACAACGCAGCGAAGGTCCGCGCCTGGACGACCTCAAGGTCACGGTATCCACCTATGGCACCGGCATCCCTACGGTCTACGGCACGCAGCGCGTGGGCGGCAATGTGATCTGGTCCCCGGACAAGCTGATCGAGCGCAGCACCACGACTAGCCAGGGCAAGGGTGGCGGCCCCAAGGTGACGACATACACCTACTACATCCACATGGCCGTGGCCCTGTCGCGAGGGGAACTGACCAGCATCCGCAAGATCTGGCAGGACGGCGAGCTGGTCTACGACATGTCCACCGATGCGGCATTGGAGTCTGCGCTGGCCAGCTCTGCCAACCCAGTGGCAAAGCTCAAGTTCTACACGGGCACGGAGTCTCAGTTGCCCGATCCGTTCATGGAGGCATGGGACGGCGGGCCCGGAAGCACGCCGGCATACCGTGGGCTGGCTTACGTGATGCTCACAGACATCGAGTGCCCAGGAGGGCGCGTTCCTCAGTTTTCGTTCGAGGTGACGACTGGCGCTCTGGTCGATCAGCAGCGATATGGAGCCTGGCAGACCATTCCCTTCGCCGGCGCATCACCCCCCGGCTATACGCGCATCCCAACCTCTGGCGACCCGACAATTGTGTTCCGGCGCAACGACTACACCGCGCCGGGAACGCCTTACCTTGCTGTGCGCTATGACGTGTACGCGCTGGGGCTGGAGACAGTGGAGCTGATCTCAAGCATCACCCCACTCGCTCGCAATGGGAGCCCAATACTCGGTCTCGAAGACATACGAGGGGATGCGGATATCGACGCAACCTGCGTGCTTGATTATCCAGTTGTCCCCAACGACTACAGCGGCCACACTGCGATCATCGAGCTTGACGGCAGGGTCCGTTACTACCTCACCGGTTCCGTACGCCCGCTGGGAGGGATGTGGGCGAAGCGTGGAGGGCGCGTGGTGTTCGCCGGCGGTTTAGCCTATGGCGGCGGCTTGTCTATACACGAGTGGCTTGCGAGCAATCCATCAATAGTCATCCCCGGGGTGGTTGCGGCGCTGTTGGCAATCAACAGCACTCATGTTTTCGTCGTCACTACATCGGGGCGACTGAGGGCATACGATGTGCTCACGGGTGAGCTGCAGGGCGATATCCCAAACCCTGGCGGCGCGAACTCTCGCATCACGACAGACGTAAATGATCGAGTTGTGCTATCGCATGCTGTAGGCACGTCCGAGACGCAGCTGCTGCACTTGAGGTCCGAGGGCGGAGCCATCGTGGTTGACGTGCTGCACACCACACCCTTCCTGATTGCTGGAGTGGCCGACGTATCTCCAGTGCTGAATCGTCCGTACACCATCGCAGGAGATGCCGTGGGCGCGCTGCAGCGGGATGGGTCAACACAGTGGCGTGTCTGTGTCGCACTGCTCAACCGCTCCACGGATGCGCCGGTCAGCGTGGCCAGCGTGATCCTCGATCAATGCGCGCAGGCCGGGATCGACGCCGCTGATGTCGATGTCTCCACTGTCGCGGACATGGTGCACGGGTATGTGATAGCCAGCCCGGCAACCGCAAGAGCCAACCTTGACCCGTTGCTGATGGCGTACTCGCTAGGAGCACGCGAGGAAGACGGTAAGCTGCGGTTTTTCCGACTCGCGGATGTCACATCCGTGGCCGATGTCCCATACGTGGATCTTGGCACTGTGGAGTATGGGAGCGATCCAGGGGACCCGCTGCCGCTCACGCGCACCCAGGAGGCCGAGTTGCCTTCGCGGGTCAGCGTCAGCTACGTGGACCCGAAGTTTGACTACCAGACCGACACGCAGCATGCGTTCCGCCAGGTCACACGCTCGGTCTTCGAGCAGACGGTGCAACTGCCAATTGCCCTCTCTGCAGACCAGGCCGCCAGCGTTGCGCAGCGCGTGATGTTCGACACCTGGTCAAACCGCGATAAGCGCAGCGCCACGGTGCCGCGCAAGTACGCGGCTGTCAGCGCGGGCGACGGCGTGACGATCGAGTATCCCGAGGGCGTGCGGTCTCTGTGGCGCGTGGTGCGGGCCACCGACACAGGCGTGCGCTGCGAGTGGGAGGTTGTGCCGGCGGACACGTCGATCTACGAGCAGACCGCGCCTGGCTCCACGGGCGGCCCAGGCGGCCAGCAGGTCGCGCCTCTGCCATCGGTGACGCTGCTCAAGATCCTCGATATCCCGATCCTGCGCGACGCAGACAACAACGCCGGCATCTACACGGCAGGCAAGGGCTATACGGGCTCCTACCTGGGCTACACGCTGCGCGCTGGCGTCGATGCAGCCACGCTCGCAGAGTATGGCTCCGTGATGTCTGTCTCTGTGATCGGCAGCGCTCAGACAGTGCCAGTGGCGGCGCCGCTCAACATGATCGATGAGGCCAGCGCCTGGTGGTCACTGTCGGCAATGGCGAGCTGCACACGATCACACGCGATGCGCTGCTGCGTGGCGTGCTCAACACCTTTGCCCTGGGCGCGCCAGGCCGCTGGGAGATCGCGCGTTTTCAGCGCGCGGAGGAGCTGTCCGCCGGCCGCTACCGGCTGACCGGCCTGTGGCGAGGCATGCGGGGCACCGAGCACGCGATGGCATCGCACGTTGTGGGAGACGCCTTTGTGCTGTTGACGGGGGCCGGCATGCTGCGACCAATCATGGGCCTGTCCGACCTCGGCCAGACATGGATCTACCGGGCCTTGAGCATAGGCCGCCAAGACGAGTCTGCTGTCGATCTGAGGTACGCCAACACGGGCGAGGGCTTGCGGCCATTCGCGCCCGTCAACCTGCGCGCCCGCGCCTCCGGCAGCGACCTCACGCTGAGCTGGGTGCGACGCACCAGGCTGTCGGAAAACTGGCTCGGTGGCACGGTGCCGCTAGGCGAGGCAACGCAGGCCTATGAGATCGAGGTGGAGACGCCGTCTGGAGCGATAGCCAACTACAAGGCCAGCGCATCACCAGTGACGGTGCGTGCCGGCGTGTACGAGCCGGTGTTGACTGCAAGCGATGGCGGCCGGGATGGCAAATCCGCCGTGGTTGTTGGCGGCTACCTGTACTCGATCTACACGTCGAGCGGAGATGGAGGCATCCGCAAGCGTGTTGCCGAGTCCTTGGCCCTGGTCTCTCAGCAACTGATCGGCGTTGGGACTGGGACTGCGCCGCGCTTGGTGGCCAACGGCAGCAGCCTGTACACCAGCAGCCAGGCTCCGGCACTCCTGGGTCCGTGCGCCGCTGGGATGCAGACCTTGTGCAGCAGGCCGTGGTGGCGCTGCCACTGGCTGGTGATGGGCAGGACATGGTGATCGTCGGCGGTCTGCTGTGGGTCGCGTGCTCGTACAGCGGGATCATCCGAGGTCTGGATCTCACGACCCTGGCCACGGTGCGCGACATCAACCTCACAGCGCACCACCTGACCACCGACGGCACGTCAATCTGGGCTGTTTCGCGCGCAACGGATCGCGGCTACCGGATCGACCCCGCCACGGGATCTATCACGCTGCAGTTCGGCGTGGGTGGCTTCCCGATCGGCTGCGTGATCTCTGGTGGATTGCTGTGGTCTCTGTCGGCCCGCGACAAGGAGCTTGCGTGCTACTCGCTCAGTGACGGCATGCCCCAGGCTTTCCGGCTTCCGGCTGTGGACGACCAGTCCACCGGCCAGTTTGGCGCACTGTCTGCTGCAGGTGACTACGTCGCCGTGGGCACAACGCTTGTGCAAGTCGTCAATGCCTCGCTGCTCGAAAAAGTGGGGCAGGTACGGCTGAGTACATCTCCATCGGTTGCGCCGGTGGCCACGCTGCTGGCGCCTGGCCGGCTTGTCGCAAGCAGCGCGGATCTGGCAACCAGCTATTACGACCGGACTGCGTTCCCTCCGGGTAGCGTCGTGCGGGTTTATCAAATGTCCGAAGCAGTTGGGCGCGGGCATCCGGCGCTTGTCACTTTGTAGGAGTCGATATGGATCAAGTAATTGCCGGCAGCGGCGCGGACGTTATCGTCAACGAGAATTTCCGCGCAACTGCGGCAGCATCAGTATTTGGCATGCGAGGCAGCACAACGACTGGGCTCACCCTGGGATACTACGGTGGTGCATTCGGTGGCGCCATAGTTGCAGACGGGGCAATAACTCTGCCTGCAAATTCGACTGTTTATGTCGTGGCAAACCGAACATCTGGAGTCGTGTCAGCAGCCACATCAACCACAAATTGGGATAACCAGGACGACTACCTGCGCATAGGAGTCGCAAACACTGGTCCGGTCACAATAGGTAGCTGGGTTGATTGGCGAGAGGCATATTCAGGCGCTGGCGGATCTGGAGGTGGCTTCGCGAATCCGATGACGGCTGTCGGAGATCTCATCGTCGGCGGAACAGATGGCGATCCGATGCGGCTGTCTGCTGGGGCGACTGGTGATGTGCTGCAGATCGTGGCTGGTCAGCCGGCATGGGGCCCTAGCGGAGGTGGCGGCGGCTCTTCGATTGAGGCGCCGTTTACTGCGCCGCCGCAAACGGGTTGGGCCTGGGTCAACCAGGGGACAAGCACGCTTGTTGACGCTGTTTCGGAGCAGGTTCTGGTTGGTGGCGCTACGGGCTCTGGAGCCAACCTGGTTGCTAGGGCGCGCACCGCCCCGGCTACGCCCTATACAGCAACTGCCCGAATCCGCGCGATCAGCCCGGCAAAGGCATACATGAGCGCAGGCATCGGGCTGCGCAACTCGTCTACAGGGCAGATTATTGCGTTCGACTTGCTTGCATTGTCCACCGGCGCAACATTTCGCGTTGCGAAATTCAACACTGCTGTTTCGTTCAACTCTGAATATATCAATATTACATTCCCGTACTTGAGCGATCTATGGTTGAGAATATCTGACGATGGCACAAACAGAAAATTCTTCTGGTCCAGCGACGGGGTGTATTGGACTCAGTTCTACTCTGTTGGGCGAACTGATTTCATGACTCCTGATCAATTGATATTTTTGGTTGGTACTGAGAATTCATCGACTCCCAACTTTGCTCCAATATCCAGACTCTTGAGCTGGAAAATTGAATAATCGAACTGCACCAATACCAACCCGCCTCGGCGGGTTTTCTTTTTGCAAAACAGCCTGGAGGATGGCGAATGAAAAGAATGCTGCTCGCAATGATCGGAGTGCATGAAGGACTCAGCGCGCAACAGAAGCAGGACCTTGTCGGCGCGGGGATTCACACTGCGCCGGGGGCATCGGCTGGAGGCGCGTTCAAGCTCTCCGGGCTGCCGCTGAGCGAATGGCTCGTGATCGCATCGATTGCCTTCGTGATCTTGCAAGCCTTGTACTTGATCTGGAAGTGGCGCCGCGACTACAAGCGCCAGGCCCAGCGGGAAGAGGACCGCGCGAAGCTAAACGGCATGGCGCGCTACCGTCACTCGCATGAGCCGGACACCGATCTGGGGGCCCTATGAGCAAGGTTCCAGCATTCCTGACCAGCCGGCTGGCGGCCCTGGCCATCCTCGCCGGCTTGGGCGGCACGGGTGCATACGTAGCCCAGCAGGCCGGCGACGAGGCCCTGAGCGACCAGTACGTGCAGACAGTCGCGGCGGACACGAGCACCAGCAACGCGGTCAAGGTGGCCATGGTGCTGGGCCAGTTCTACGAGAGCAGCGGAAAGCACATCGGCACGCCCTACATTGACAAGCTGGGGCGCGGCCAGCCGCTCACGGTGTGCAACGGCATCACCGGCGCCGATGTGGTGGCCGGGCGGTACTACAGCCCCTCCGACTGCTACTACCTGGAGCGCGGCCGCTACCTTGCGGCTGAGCAAGAGGCCCGGCGCCTGTTCACGCGCTGGGTCAGCTACGACCCGTTTGTGCAGGGCCAGTTCATCGACTTCGTGCACAACAAGGGCGCGGCGGCCCTGGCCAGCAGCACGTTGCTGCGCAAAGCCAATGCAGGCGACCTGGCCGGCGCCTGCCGGGAGAATCCGCGCTGGAACCGGGGCACCGTGGCCGGCGTGTCTACCGTGCTGCCTGGCCTGCAGCTGCGTGGCGACGCAAACGCCGAAATCTGCCTCGAATGGAGGTCTGGTCCATGATCCCCGCGCTCTACACGCATCTGGCCGCCGCCGGCGCGGCCCTAGCCATCGGGGCCAGCGGCGCCTGGTGGGCACAAGGCCAACGCTACGGCCTGCAGATCGAGCAGCTGCAGCACCAACAGACCAGCGCCGAACTCAAAACCACGCGCCAGGCCGTCACGGACATGGCCGGATTCCAGAAAGGACTGACCGATGCCCTCGCCAATTTCCAAGCCACGGGTCAGCGCAACCAAGCCGCGCAGCAGGATCTGGATCGCAGTCTACGCGAGCTGCGCACTGCTACTGCAGGCATGCGGGGCGACTTTGCCGGCCTCCCCGAGCGCATCGCTGGAGCTACCCAAGCCTCCGCAGCTCAGTACGCCACTACCTGCACAGCCCTACTCGAAAGACTGGCAGATAGAGGTGAACGAATGGCGGAGCGAGGTTCAGAAATCACGCGAAAAGCTGATGGCCACGCCGCTGACGCCGCGCTGATGCGGGACGCTTGGCCCAAGGTTGCGCGCTGAAAAAAGGTGTTGACGCAGTACGGATTCCGTACTACATTAACACCCATGGCGACACGCTGAGCGCCGTAACCAGGAGATCACCATGAACGCATACGAACTGTTTGACGCGGCCTTCGATTCTGCAAATGACCATCGCGAATCGACCGCCGCATATGTCAAGCAATACGCTGATGGCGCCTTTGATCTGGTAATCTCCGACGAAGTCGCCGAGGCTATTGCTGCCGCAAAGCGGAAGTTCGACGCAAACGGTGATGGCAGCAACGATTTCTATCACATGGTCCGCGCGCCGCTGGAAGAGATCGAGCTGTGA